TTGAATAGGGGTTGGACCAGGCGCCGCATCTTTGGCTGTGACTGCCGTAAGTGCGGCACCAGCGCCTATTGAGTATATTGCTTCAGATGCCTTCATCGCATAGTCAGCATGGAATGCTTCGGTTGCTCTTCCTACTAAAGCGCCATAAAATGTTGTCATGTTTGTAACACCGCCAGGAGGTCCACCGTATGTCTTGCCGTAATAGTCAATCAAAGGACCACCGATTGTTCCTTTGTGTCCGATCATTGATATGTGTCTGGCAGAAATGTTTGCCGTACTTGCCGCCGCAGTCCATTCTGATACTGCCGTAGTCACCAGATTTGCACCTGCGGTGACTTCTGTTGATCCTACACTGCGATAGTTAGCATTACCCGACACAATCGTATTGTGGTCATCAAGAATCACTTCGGTGTTTTTGCCTATCACGTTTGAACTTCTACTACCACGAATCGTGTAGTTCTGGTCACGATCAACAGTCTTGGTATGTCTACCCTTGACTTTCTCTATTTTATCACCCGCAATGTTTAGATTGTAGTTACCCTCAACATCTAAATTGAAGTCACCCGCAACTTTAAAATTAACATCGCCTTTGTATATTAGATTACCCTCGCCTTCTACAATAACGGTAGCATCACCGCCAGTAACCTGTACAGTCTGTTTCTGTGATGATATCAAAACACTTCCATCTGCACGAAGTTCCATACCTGCGCCAGTGCGATGCTTGATAAGTATTCTCTCACCGCCAGGAGTGTCATCTATTTCAATGACATGACCAGACTCGGTTTCTTGAACTTGATTGAACGGGTACTCTGATGATTTCTGATCAGGTAATTGTAGATCAACTCCGTACTCACTACCACCTAATGCTAGATTATTAATCGTTGCACCAATAGCGGCTTTGTTAATACTTGTGCCAAAGAAATAATCACGCTTAGGATACTCGCCTGTAGGATCGACCATACCATCAGTAGGTATACCTTCAGTCGCTTCTTTTCCCTCATCAAGATATTTCTGTCTACCCGAAATATCATCTACTGTATTAGTCATAGTGTTTTCCAAATCTAGTTAAAACGTAATCAGTGACTTCAAATCCAGGATCAACGTTTTGTCCCGTCTCATCCAACTCGCTGTGACCTTTAATAATACCACCAGGATATGATGCAAAGAATGCTCGACAGAAATGATCAAAGGTATTTACTTGGCTTCTAGTCAACGATTGAGATGATAGGAAGTTAGCCGCGTTAGGCGTTCCTGACGGAGCATTAATGCCACCCACAAACACAAAAGACAATGTGCCTTTATCATATCCAGGTGTGTGTTGCCCATCTTCATTAACTGGACGGCCGCGTTGTAGAGATCCATCTCGCCGACAGACATAATGATATCCAAGACCATCCAATCCTGCCGCTAAATGCCAACCGTTAATCTCTTCACTACCAATGTTTTTGTTTGTGTGTGTTTCTGTCCAATGAACTACCGCTGTGACTTCAGGATCTAGTTCTCGTGTAATAGCACGAAACTCAGCAGATAACTCTTCAACAGAAGAGACATAAGGGAATATAGGATTACCTTGACCCTTATTCCATGACTTTGAGTATGATCCAATTTCATAAGGATCAGAAAACACTTGAGCATCTGGTGGTAATCGGGTCGCATTTGTAATCGTGGTGTCAATAGAACGAACGAACCTTTGTAGTTCTTGATATGATAGCCCACTGCAATCACTAAGAATCTTTATTGCTTGGCTTTCATCACTGGCATCACCCTGAGACAGTGCAATTACCTGTTGAACTTTGGCATCTTCTAGTGTAGGGCATATACCTCTGATTTGATCTTCAACTTGCGTCAAGACTTTTGTACTCAAGCCTTGTACAATACCGGACTCACTGCCATTGGCCGCACGTGTTTTTACCAGACCTTTATATTCTTCTACGTTTCTCTGATAATCACCACGGGCACTGCTCTCTGTCTGTACTGCGTTAAGCACCTTGTCGCCTTCTTTGCCGCCACTCAAGTTAGTAAGATCGTCAACAGCACCAGTTAAATTTTGACGTATTTCTTTTGATCTGGTAACAATACCACTCAAATCAGTGAGTGCGTCCGAGTCTACGTTTGTGATAGCACCAAAGAGTTCATCACTATCTGTTCTGCCTAAAACACCACCTGTTCCTGGATTTGATGTGGTAGCAGTAGAATACGTGATACTTCCGTCAGATTCAATTCCAGATACTCCATCACCAAATCCTGGTATCTTCCCTAATCCATCATCAAGCATGGTCTGGTATGAAACAACTTTGTTTACATTACCAAACGCACCAAGACCGGCAGTAATCTGTGCGTTAACTTCTTTCGTTACACTTTTAATTGCATCCGATGCAAGACTGTTAATGGATGTGGATGTGAATGCTCCTATTTTTCCACTTACCATATCTTTACCTGCTGATAAAAGACCTGCAGGAGATGCGTCTGTTACAACTTTCTGAAGATCTCCTAACATACTTTTAGGATCAGTAGAGATTCCAAGACCCGTAATCAATGACAGAACACCTGCGATGGCGTCTGCACCACCTTCAGGATTGAGAGATGATGTGACGGGCAATGTTACGCCTGTGTCCGGATCAAACGAGAATTCAATTTCAACTTTGGTGCCTAGTTTACCGAGAAGTCCAGCGACAGCACCTTCTACCATGTCTGTTGCCATGTTTTCTAGGCTCGACGCATCACCATTGAGAAGACCAGTTACTGTGTCTTTGGCTTGATTCAATTCACCTTTAAACGCATCTGCCTGTGATGTAAGACTTTCAATACCACCCGTAACTTGTCCTGCAATTTGTCCTGAAACGCCTGTTTTGGCATCATTCAATGCATTTATTGCTGTTGTCGCAGTTGACTTAACGCCCGCTGTAGATATGGCATCGCTGGTGTTGGATACTTTCGCTTTTAACTCACTAGTATACGACTCGGTTGAGGCATCGGCTACCCTTTGCGATACATTCTTAATCTTACCTGTTTTAGGGTCTACTATTTCAGCCATTATGTTAATACCTCTTCATATGCACGTTGGGCTAACTGATCACTTTTTGCAGTAGTCTGTAAATAGAAACTATTGACCGCTTTACTAGCATCTTTAATATTGTTAGCGGATAGAATTTTGGAATTGGCTAAGTTAAATCGAGTTCTTAATTCAAACAGCACATACTGCAATTGTGTAGAGTACAACGCATAATCTATTGAGGGTTGATACTGTTGAGCAAACCGAAGCAAGCCCACATAGCGACTACCTACCGAACCATTTATTTCCCAATCAGCAATACCTGAATTTCCAGTTTTAAATGCACTAGCCTTTTGAAGTGCACCCGTAATAGCGGCGGCATATATTGGTTCATAGCCATTATCAATAAAGAACTTCATGGCTTGGAGTCTTCTCAACCCCACATTCGCCTCAGACTTTTCATCATCTAATAAAGGTGATATGATAACATTCTGAATTCTGCTTTGGTCGTACTGAAATGCGTCATTGAATCCTGTAGTCTTATTTTTTTGTATAGAAGAAGGTATCTCGGTGTGTGGCAGAGAGCCTATAACGAGTGGTATTTGAGATGCAACCCCATCCATAAAAACACCAAACACAAATGCACCCTTGGTTAATTGAGGAATTCTACCAATGCCCGATGCTCCACCTTCTGTTGTGGGTAACAATACTTGCGCCCAAGGTAGATCGGCTTCTGGTATTTCACCTGTGTTTGGATTATGCACTCCAATAATTCGCACTTTGACTCGCCCCTCTAGACCAGCAGGCGGTGCTGAGTTAATGACATAACCCAAAAACCAGCGATTATCATCGCCGTAATATTCTTTCTGAATAGGTCTTAATACGTTCATTATATTTCCGCGTCTTCTGGTATGTCGCCAATCTTGGCTAGTCTCAACGTTGCCGCATGATTTTCTTGTCTAAAATAATTTTGTACAGCCATTACCAGATAATCACCACTTTTCTTTTTGTCTAGTCTGTCATATAACGTGGCTTCATCAGACGCTTCAGGCTTTGTTGATAAAAACAACACTCTAATTCTAGCACCCACCGAACATTTAGATTCTATGATCAATCTTCCGTCAATACCTATATCTATGATGTTCTTTTTCAATATAGCACGAATGATTTTGTTCTTGACTTTTAATCTAGATTCAATAAGATTACCGTTCACATCTGTAAGAACGGCTTCATCATGATAACCTAAAAACTGATTGTACGTACCGCCCGAAGTGACCTGAAAAATGTTGGCTGAATTATATTCGTCGGCTAACTTATCGCCGATAAGCAGAGAAGGGTCAAACATCGTCTGCGCTGTATTTGGATCTAGAATATCGTTTACATAGAACTCATCAACAATATCACGAATTGAGATGTGATCGCTCAATACGAGACCGTTACCCGCATCAACGTTTGTATACATTGATCCTACATTTCCATTTTCCATCTGAGCCATAAGATTGTCACCGTTCTGTTCACGATAGGACAATATCTGAAAGTAAGGCCTGAGTCTTTCGTCCTTCTCTTCAATCGCTCCACCTGCATCAGAATATCGCAGAGGAAACTTTTTGTTAAAGATAGGTGCCTCCATTAAACCATCAAAGTCTGACAATAATAGTGCGTTATTGTATAACGTAGAATAAAGATATAAAGGACCACCTATTCTCGTTGTGGCTCGTGTCAATATCCATTGAACAGCGCTGAGTGGACTCATGTAAGGTACAATAATTTTTCTGATACCTTGAGCAGAGCCAACCTTATTGACAAATCGTTCAACTTCTTTACCTAGTTCAATGTTGCATATGTTGGTGATAATGTCTTCAATATTACCAGTAAAAGAACGTGAAATTTCTTTCACTGAGTCCACATACAATTGATCTTCTACCAAAGAGACCGAAACGATTTCAGCATTATCGTTCTGACGTTGGCTGTCGTTTATCTGGCTGATAAAGAAAAACTTGGTGAACACTTCACCTTGAGGATCATTAGGATTACCCAGAACAATTCTAAACTTTTCTGTACCGGCAATAGACAATGTGTCTTTAAGACCAAAGTCATCAATGAACACCAACTGAGCATCAATCCAAGGCTTGCTTATATTCTCAAAGGTTTTAAGTTCAAGAATATTAGACTTGATATCTACTTCAATGTCATTACCTTGAACCCTAGAGGATATAAGAACCGCCTCTAGGATTGTATTGTTTGTATCGTCAGCCATTAGCCTATAGCCGCCTTGAACTTGCCAGCGACTTGCGCTATTAAATTAGCCTTGATAATTCGGATTCTCTTTAATCCATCGTTCTCTTCAATCAAATGATCTAGATTTGTTACTTGAGTCTTGATTACCGGTATAACATACGTTTCTGTTTCATTGTTCCACTCACCAAAGTAAAGATCAATCGGTAGATCACTGTCGTTTCTATATTCATACGTGCCAAAGTATTCTCTCACGGTGCTACTCAACATCTTGGTGTGTGCACCGCTAGGATAAGACACTTGGGTTGATGTGCTATAGTCGCTGTCACGATCAATATTGTAATACGGTGAGTAGAATGTGATTTCACCGACTTGAAGATTCTTGTTCTTTACGATCATCGGCTTACCGTTCAACAATACTTCTTGACCCACAGGATAAAGTTCGGTAATAGGATTCGTTGTTCTGTCGAGTGCCCATGATGCCGCACTGTCCACGGTGTCAAACGCAAAGTCAATCTTGCTTGTCCAACCGGTGTAAAGATCTTTCTCAGCCATCTCATAAACATCTTGCAACGGTAATGGCCAACCGCGTTCACGCAGAGCATCATTCATCACAAAGAATGTCCAATCGTATTCACTAGTGCCATACAATCGGTGTGATAGAGTGTCTGGTCGTTCAAAATCTCTAATCTCATACTCAATGTATGCCGAAATCTGATCGGCGATCTGATCTATCGTATTGGTAAACTTACTAATATCCTGTATTGCGGTTGGTGTAATTTCATCACCAAACAGATACAGTGTCTTAGGAAAATTCGTGAAGTAATTACTCATTAGTAACCCTGCCTTACTTTAGTCTTATCCAATGCCACGATCTCTTTGAATCCAAGTGCAATACTTACTTCAATAAAACTACCATCATTGAACATTCCGTCGGCTGTCTCGTTGAATGTTGTGTCTACCTTTTCTAGATAACATCGTTGAATTTTAAATCCAGGATTAGACCCTTGACGATTTTTTACTTCTATCTCAAACACATTAGGATATTTGTATGCAAGAGGTACACCCGAGTTACCGATCGGCACCTTCTCAGGATATAATTCTTCACGGAACATCTGCACAATATTCTTGATCATTCGCGCTTCTTCTTCTGAGTTTGCAATCATCTTAAAGTTAAAAGCGAACGACCGAATGTTTGATTTCTCAAATATGGTCCTCGTGTTTGGTGCTGACGCAACTCGGGTGGCTGAACTGACCGCTGCACCAAGATTACCGGTGAGATTAGAACCGAGAGCGGCACCAGCGGCAGCGGCGACACCACCACCAACTTTAGGTAACAGACCAAGAGAAGCACCAGCAATACTTCCAGCGTTTGCGGCGACAACTTGACCTGCTATTGCACTCGCCGCCTTTACTAATTCACCGTTTGCTGTTGTGGCGCCGGCAAAAGGATTTCGTCCCAGTAATGCGTCTTCGGCAGCCCCGCCTAGAATACCAAGATCAGCACCAGCATATGATACTGCATCATTGTATGCAAGTCCTTTTGGCAAAGGCAGTGTTATCTTGCCATAGTCCTTGCCACCGCTATTGTTTTCGTAACTGATCAACTCTTTCTGTTTCTTTTTAGAGTCTTCAAAGATCTTTTTTCTATCTTCGGATGAAGTACCTTCATCAGCCACAGCCTTGGTTTCTTTACCGGTAAGTGAAGATAGAATCTCACTGCCCTTATCAATAACTTTGGTAATGCCAACAGCATCAAGAATATTCTCGCCCTCAATCTTTTTAACCTTAAAGATAATTCTACCAGGGAAATTCTTGCTCATATTGAGCGGATAAAATAGATCACGTGCTATGTCCGTGGATTCTTGAGAAGGCTCAAGTGCGTCTGGGTTCTCAGAGTCATCAGCCTTTTCTTCGTACAGGTTTTCTTCCTGATCAATTGCATCCAATGCTTCTTGATTAGCCCTTTGACGGACGGCTTCTAGTTGCGCTTCTGTTGCCATATGGATATGAACTCGCTAAATACTTTTATTTTATTTATAAGCATTTATGGCATACTCTGGACGATATAAAGTTAAAAATCCTTTAAAATATAAAGGCGATGCCACTGGTGTCATATATAGATCAATGTGGGAAAAATACTGTATGATGTATTTTGATGCTCACAGTGATGTGGCATCATGGTCAAGCGAAGAGGTTGTGATACCTTATCTGTATGAGGTTGATAGAAAATATCACCGATATTTTATGGACTTCAAAGTGACATGGAAAGATGGCACAACCACACTGATTGAAGTCAAACCCAATAAAGAAACTAAACCACCCACAGGCAATAAGCGTACCAAAAGATACATTTCTGAAGGATACACCTACGTCAAGAACATTAACAAGTGGGAAGCCGCGGCTGAATATGCTAAAGATCGTGATTGGAAGTTTGAAATATGGACTGAAATTGAACTGACCAAAATGGGTATCATGCCTAAGAAACTAAAACCGTTAAAGAAAATGAAGCCCTTTACGAGGAAGAAATGTACGAAACAAAAAAAGTAGGTGACTGGACGCTTTTAGCATCTGAAAAAGCAGGCTCGTTTGTAAAATATGCAGAACATGCTGAGATGGGTTCTCAGTATTATATGAATTACAATGAACGGGTTTTTGATCGTATGATTTGTCCTACACTCAGTGAAACACTGAATGGATGCAGAACGGCAGTAGACGTTGGAGCCTCGTATGGCTTCATGACTGAAGGATTTTCAGAACTGTTTCAACACGTCCACTCATTCGAATTGATTGCTCCAGTCAGAGATTGCTTGCGCGAAAACACAAAAAATCAAACCAACATTACAATACACGATTATGGATTGAGTGATCATGCAGACAAGATGGAACCATGGTTTTATCCTAGATACACTGGTCACTGCACATTAGAAGAAATACCAATGGCTGAAAAAAGAAAAAAACTAGTGTCACCAGTGGTGCCTATGGATTCGGTTGAAATGACTGGCGTTGATTTTATAAAGATTGATGTTGAAGGACACGAACTTAAGGTTCTTGAAGGTGCGAAAGAAACATTATCAAAGCATAATCCTCTAGTGATGGTTGAAATTTTAAAAAACATACCTGGCAGTATAGTCAATGCAATCGCAATCGGACAATTTATGGCAAAACAAGGCTACAAGTTAAGGCTTCATCACAAAGAGGACTTTTTGTTCAGTAAAGACGTATAAATAAATGCATGAGCCATTTAAGAGAAGTCAATGAAACATACTTTCAGCATCTACGATTTGCTTGGAAAGTTGCGGGCGTGCTTCTAGTGCATGGCATATTTCCAAATCTCTGGCAGAATAAAGCCCGAACTATGATGGACAATCGAAGCGATGTATAGATTTTTAACACTGTTATTAGTAATTAGTTTGATGTGTGTGGGTTGTGGGCTTCAGGGTCCACGACTTTCACCAATGCCAATGACTGAAGAACAAGCACAAGCATTGATAGGTGGTGACCCCACTAAAACCGTATGGTGCAGTGGTCAAGGTAGGTCGCAAACTTGTACTGTGATAAGTAGTATCGAAGCAAATCGACGCGCACGTAATATAATGGGCGGATATGAGTAACCTCTTTCAAACTGTAGAGCAAGAGGCATTTCGTGCTGGTATTACGCCTCGTACCAAAGAATCACGTGCGTGGTTTCGTAAAAAAGTTCAACGAATGCGTGTCAATAGGCGAGAACTCGTGCGAGAAGAACCTATTTCGCGTCAGAGCAATGCAATTACAGGCAACATGTACATGTTTTTCTATGACGCAAAGCACAGAAAGACACTTCCATATTGGGACTCTTTCCCTCTTATCATTGCAATAGGGCCTGCTGAGAAAGGTTTTTATGGCATGAATCTACACTATCTTCCTATACCATTGAGAGCCAAGTTTCTTGATGAACTGATGGGTGTAACAAGTGACAAAAAATATAACGAAGGTACCACGTTCAACTTGACATATAGTTTTTTGAACCGAGCGGCATCAATGAAATATTTTAAGCCTTGCTATAAACATTATCTTACATCACAAGTGGAAGGCAACTTTGCAAAGGTGCCCGCTCCTGAATGGGAAATCGCAACGTTCTTACCAACCGCTCAATGGCAAGGTAACAAGAACCAGGTATACAAAGATTCTAGGAAGAAAATAAATGCTTAAATTAGGCACAGTAGATGAAATTAAATCTGCAATAACAGATGGTGGTGGATTTAGTAAAACTAATTTGTACTTTGTAAAGTTTCCCACCGTAGCGGGTATTACTGGATATGACATGGGGCTTTTGTGTAGTAACATAAATCTACCATCTCGCCAGTTGACCAGCGTAGAACGTGATCTTGGTGTCACACGGCAGAAAGTTGTGCATGGTTATGTCAACCCACCTATCTCAGCCACGTTTCGAGTTCTCAACAATCAAGGTGTAAGAGATTATTTTGAATCATGGCAACAGTTCATTTTGCCCGAATACTCGGACGATGAGGCGAGATTTGAAGCCAAGTATCCCGATAAATATGTGGCACCAATTCACATATATCAGTTGGAACGAGGCAAAGGATTTCCATTATTCAATAAACAGTTTGATAAGAAGTTAGGTCCAATCAATGTGAGTCTTGATATTGATATTGATGTAGCCACACCTGCTATTTCAAACTATCATTGGATCATTGATCGTGCATTTCCTGTCAACGTTTCATCGACTGAAATGGCAGATGGTAGTGGTGAGATTCATACCATTACAGTAAGTTTTGAGTACAAGAGTTGGAAAGGTGAATCTGTTACGAACGGTAAACAGAAAGCCTCTATCTTTGTTAATCGGTAACATATGGAGTAAATTATGGCTTTACCACTATTGAATGACGTTCCAAAATATTCATTAAAAATACCATCAACAGGCAAATCGGTCAAGTATCGTCCTTACTTAGTCAAAGAAGAAAAGATTCTTCTTCTCGCAAAGGAGAGTAAAGACCAAGATCAGATTATGGAAGCCGTGTCGGATACGGTTCGGGCATGTACCGCTGATAAAGTCCGACTCAATGATCTTACAACATTTGATCTAGAGTATCTCTTTGTAAAAATTCGTGCCAAGTCTGTCGGTGAGACTGTAAACTTGGTGTTGCCCTGTAGTGAATGCAAAGCATCCAACGAAACATCATTGAATTTAGATGATGTCCAGTGTCCTGTAGACAGTAAGAAAAAGAATTTGATCAAGATTGACGATGACATTTCTGTTGAGATGAAGTATCCAAGTTATGTAGAGATAGAGCGTACCGAAGAAGCCACAGACGCCGCATTCAATATTATGGCGAGTAGTCTCAAAGCAGTCCTTACAAAAGATGAACGAATAGATGTGAGCGAGGAACCACGAGAGACAGTTCTTGCGTTCCTTGAGTCTATGACTAGCACACAATTTGCAAAACTGTCTGACTTTGTAAGAACAATGCCGCAAGTAGAACACCACATTATATTTGACTGTGAGGAATGCGGGCATCATAATGATATTGAAGTGCGAGGTATGCAAAGTTTTTTTTAGTTGGCCTCTCCCATGAAGAGTTAGCAAATTATTATAAAACTAACTTTTTGTTGCAGAGGCATCATAAATATACTTTGACAGAACTAGATATGATGATGCCTTGGGAGCGAGAAATACAACTTATTATGTTAATGCAGGCGCTGGAAGAAGAAAAACAGGCAAGAGAAAAACAAAATAGGTCGTAACCATGTCAACATTGCAAGACGTAGTATCTGAGTTAGAACTACAAACAGAATTTTTAAACCTACAGACGGACAACATGTCCGCCTTTGCGGATCAATTGGCTCGTGATGCTGAAATGCAACGTGCGGCCATGCTCGAATCGTCAACAGAAGGCACACGATCTGCCACTGGTGCTCCTGCGAGTGCTGAACCGGGCGAAAGAGAAGCCGAAGCCTTAGGCGACCCCGTAATACCCTCTAAAGAAGCCGGCATGATTGCCGCGTTAGGTACTGCATTCTTGAAAGGTGGTCTTGGCATCGGTGTAGCAGCCGCGGGCATTGGATATCTCATCTCTCAAATCAATGACTTCGGACCTGCTCTGTCTAAAATGGCAACAGGTCTTGAAGATCTTGAAAACACACAGATTACAGGCGAACAGTTTAGAATGATTGGTGAAGCAATCGCTGAACTTACCAGTGGTGCTGGTATCGGTGGTGCAATCGGGCTTCGTATTCTTGCAGGTACTGCCTTTAATGATCTAGCCACGGGCATTGAGAGACTCAACGAGGTTGAGTTTGATCCCGCGGCGCTTCGAGCAGTAGGTGAAGGCATCGACGGTATGCTTGCGCCTCTATCTGGCTTTGACCTAGGTGAAGCGGGCGTTCTTCAGATGATGGATGACAACCTTGTTGCTCTTGCGACCGGTGTTGACGCGCTGGCTAAGGCTGAAGTACCCACTGTAGAGAAGATGCGAGGAGTCGGTGAAGGGCTCAACGCAATACTTGAACCACTCTCTGCGGGTGATGCGGGTGAAGCGGCTGTCTTCCAGATGATTGATGACAACATGCTTACACTCGCCAATGGGC